GACCGCCCTGATAAAAAAGAACTATATGGAAGCTGCAAGCATCCCCGCATTCTATTTGGATCGCGCTTTGCGGCTGTATCCTCAGTTCCTATTCTACTTCACCCTCTCGTCCTTGATAATCCTCTGCTTCATGAGCGATTCAATCGCGTACTTGTCGCTTACGCCAACAAACATGCTTCTTAGCCTAGCCATTGCACCTCTCAATCTCTGGATGTTCGGAGTAACAAATCCTGACATCCTTCCACCCGCATGGTCTCTTGGGCTAGAAGCGTTTTTTTACCTAGTTATACCCTTTCTCTTAATTTACAAGGCGAGAGGAAGCTTCTACATTGCTTCAATGGTGATATTTTACTTAGCGTGTTTGGGTTTTATAAATACCGATTTCTACGGATACCGCCTACTGCCCGGCGTGCTATTTATATTTCTTTGTGGCAGTTACTTGTGGTGGCCGAGCCGTCGCGACTTCATGGTTTTGCTTGCCACATGGGTCATTTCTTTTCTTACGCTGATCGCAATCTTGGCGGGCATTATTCCTCAAGCTCCATTCAATACGGAGGTTACAACAGGGATAGTAATCGGCATCCCCGCAGTACGATATCTTTCGGCTTACAGATTTCAGAAGGTGGACGAGTTTCTTGGGAACATCAGTTATGGTGTATTCCTCAACCACTTCGTAGTGATTTATGCAGCTTCCGCGCTTGGATACAAGGAATTGACCCCCTTTACAATAGTCCTGATTTTAAACGTCTCTCTCTCAATGAGCACTTTCACCTATTACCTAATCGAACGACCGGCCATAGCAATGCGCCATGCGCTGAGATCAAATAAATCAAAGAACAATCCGGCTGTCACCGACAGTCGTAATTAATTCATAAACGGTTTGTTATGTTGGGGTCTCAGGCCAAACCGGGGCAAGAACTGTCATATCCAAACGGTTCACGTTGACGCGAAACAGCTTCCACTTTTTGAGCTTGGCAGTTTCCCCAGCGGTTGCAATTTCCAAATCGACTGCATCTTGAAGCGGTGCAATGGCGAGGGTGGCTTCAGCCAATAATGCATCGCGGCGCGCAATGTTCCCGGCGAGTACCTGTTCAGGAGTTGGCGGTTCCGGCTCGGGCACGGGAGGCGCAGTGAAAACCCCATCCGCATAAGTCCACCCGGTTTGCGCATCCTCCGACTGGATTGCGATGCTGCCATCTTCGGGAGACCATCCGACGCCTGTCTCGACATCCCACTCAACACCATCCCATTCAATCATGTTCGTAACCATGCCCGTCAACTCTTCAACAATCACGTAACGCATTTCATCACCACTCAATGATTATCAACCCGCCGCTGCCGTTACCGCCTGAGGAGCCACTGTAAGTTGGGGTACCCTTAGAATAATTACCGCCTCCCCCGCCACCCCCTGCGCCAAATCCGCCTGCCGCAGTGCCTGCTAGAGTACCTTGGGTCGAAGCTCGACCGCCTGAGCCGCCACCACCAAACGGGCTTGACCCACCTACCCCACCAATGCAGGTTGGCTGCGTACCGTCGGTATCCCCGCCATACATACCGAATGGAAATCCAGAGCCCTGAGGGCCGCCTCCGGAAATGAATCCGGACCCAGCGGCACTTGCTCCACCGCTACCTTGACCACCACCAGTCAAAGTGAGCGTCGCGCCCGAGAGGTTGGTGACCGTGGTGTTTCCTCCGGCGGTGCCGGCGGCGCCTGACCCGGCCGAAGCTGGGGCGCCTGCACCAGGTGCGCCCATTGTGATCGCAATAGTTTGTCCTGGAACAACAGACTGAACCGAGCGGTTTACCGACTGACCAGCTCCACCACCAGCCCCCCCGGCGCCGTAATAGCTGCCACCGCCTCCAGATCCTCCGCCACCGCCGCCACCGCCCGGTGCGACCCCGCTCACCCAAACTTGCGTGACGCCCGTGGGAACTACCCATGACCCGCTAGCTGTGAATCGTGTGACTCCTTTCATGCCCGTGGTGAGGAACTCTCCCCAGAGCGACCATGTTCCACCTGCTTGAGTCCGGTAGAACATACGGTTAGCCAGTGCACTACCACCCACCAGCAGTGAGGCGATCTGCAAGCAGCCCCCGTTGTTGTACGGACAAACGAAGACCGACATGTTGGACGCCAATGGCGCGTTCAGTGTACTGCTAGTGGTTCGAAAGAAACCACCTATGACTGTTGTGTTTAGATCCGCAGCCAGGGGACCGATATTGGTGCCAAGGCCGAGTCCAATAACTGAAAGGTTGTCGACCAGGCTTAGGCCAATGTCAGCCTTCGCCAACGTTACAACACCGGTCTTGCTGTTCACGCTAGTAACTGGCCCGCTCCCAATACTGTCAGCGGCAGCTTGCGCGGCAGTGGCGGAGTTCGCGGCATTTGTCGCACTGGTCGCTGCGGCGGTCTTGGAGTTGTTCGCCGCGGTGGCAGAGTTAGCCGCATTGGTCTCGCTCGTAGCCGCGTTTGTTTTGGATGTATTGGCCGCAGTGGCTGAGTTCGCCGCATTGGTCGCGCTGGTGCCAGCGTTTGTGGCGCTGGTTGCTGCCGCGTTTTTAGAGGCGTTGGCCGCCGATGCAGCTGAGTCAGCCGCAGTGGCAACCTGGTTCACCTCCACGGAGAATTGCGGCAGCTTCTGCGCGAAAAACGCATCCACGTCGGACTTAAACGTTGCGGCCGTTCGGTCGAGGAACGGGAGTGGAGTAACTGCCATTAGATAAGGCCCTCGATATCAAGCGAACAGAGGTGGTAATTAGGGTAGGAAACATCAATGTTGAAGCTGTTGAAGAATCCATAGATGAGAAGTGGTTCGTAACCCTCGGCCTCGGTTCCGATGTATACGCACGGCGTCGCCCGGAGATCTGCCAGAGTCCGGTAGATGCGGTTGAACGTGCCCAGAGTGGTCAACATCGTGAAGCTGCCGCGCTTGCTGTAGGCCCGCTTGACGATCTTGGTGTTGCCGAACTCGTCGCGCTCCTTGCGGCTGTAATCGTCGATGCCGACCCGGGCGCCGTATTGGGTTTCTCCGAGGTCACTGATCAATCCAGGCTTGATCACCCCTACGGAAGCAGCACCATTGGTAGATGTGATCGTGATAGACAGCTCAGCGCTCGCGTACTGCCCGGGCAGATCGGTGATGACGATGTCAGTTCGCAGATCAAGGTCGCTGAAAAACCAGTCAAATATCGTCTCGATGTCAGTGACCTCAAGGTCGATCCTCTGCTGGTAGACGACCGTACCGCCAGTACCGTCCTTCATCACGAGATCCACGTAGCGGCCGGTCAACTCGAATAGCGCCAGGCTGTCGGTAAACCCGACACTGAGCACGTATTTGAGCGGGGACGGACCGGTGGCCAGGGTTCCGACAACATCGTCGAATGGCGCCCATTTATTCGTCGGACCGACATCCAGCCACACCGGCGGACTCGTCGTATCAAGTTCTGGAGCGACTGTGCCCGCCCCTGCGACCAGCCTTTCGAAAATGCGGTGGACGCCAGTGCGAATAACTCGGGCGCCCAAGGCATATGCAGTACCGGATACCCAGGCCGGGTAGTCGTTCTCCTGAATCGACGAACTCAACATCATCAGGTCTGTAATGACGTGCGGCTTTATAACCTTCATGCAAGTTCCTTGGTGAGCATTGCGTTCCCGCCGTCAGTGACTCGGTCAAGGGTCCTTGCGACCTTGCTGACATTCACGGCGCTGGCCTGGGTGTTGGCCTTGATCATCTCCAGTTCCCCGCGCAGTGCGCGCAGTTCGGCCACAACGGCAGCGTCGGAACCTCCCCCGTTGAGCATTGCTGCGGTGGTGCGCGCATCGAAGATGCGGCTCGGGCCAGTTACCTCAAGCTCCGGCCCGTTCTCTCCCACCAGGCGCAAGCCGCCGCCGAAGTTACCGCCCGTGGCATAGCCCGGAACCTTCACCGTCTCGCCATGGGCCTTGCCACCCTTGGCAATCTCGTCAACAAGAGTGCCGTACGTGACCGATCCGTTAGCCAGCAGCGCGGACCAGAATGCAAGTCCGCCCGCCTCGACACCCCGGCCAAGCACCCGCTGGTAAACCGACTCCAGCAGCGCAGCGTTGTTGTCGTAGGTGTTACCCGCTGCAGCGCCAGCACTCTGACCAGCCAGCGCAGCTACAACAGCCGCATTCATCCGCTCGACGGCATCGGTGACCGATTGCACGGTTGTGTCGACCCCGTTGAGGGCGTCCAGCTGCGACTGCGCGAACGCCAGCTGCGAGTCGAACTGCGCCACCTGAGCGTCATAGGCTTTTTTCGCTTGATCCAACTGATCCTGCAGCGCCTTCGCCGATTTCTCCGCATTGGTCAGCTGCTTGCCGTTCAGTTGATTGAGCTGCGCTACCACGTTGGCGGTGCGTCCCTGATCGCGGTTGAACTCCTCAAGCGAGGAATACAGGCCAGTACTATTGCTGCTCACTGTGGTCAGGGCATCGCCCAACCCTGCGAAGTTTGCCAACGATCCGCCAGCACGCGCGGTGGCGAGCGCGCTTTGCAGCGTCGCCTGTGCTTGGCGGCGCAACATCTGCACTGCGCCTTCCGAATCCCCGCGCAGCGATTTCAGCGCCGAGCCAAGGTCATTGCTGACGCCGGTTAGATCGCCAACGAGGCTGTTCGCCGTTTCAAGCATGTCGCTGATCGAGGCATTCGTGGCGTTGTAGGCCGCCTCGGCTGCTTTCTGTTGGGCACTGACTGCGCGCTGTACCGCGGCAAAGCTGTTGCTGACCGCCTGATCCAGGGCATCCTTGATTGCCTGCGCGGCAGCTTCGGCCGCCTCCTTGGCCGCCTGTGCCGCGTCAGCCTGAGCTTTTGCAGCATCCTGGGCTGCCTGAGTTGCCGTCGCCGCACTGGCTTCCATCACGTCAAAGGCAGCATCGGCATCAGTTGCCAGACCCAACAGCGAGTTGAAAAGCGCCTTGCCAGCCACCGTTGTTTGATCGATCGCGTTGACCATTGCAGCAAAGTCGCCGCGACTGGCTGGCAACCCAAGCCCAAGCGCGCCGAACTCCGCACTGGCGCGCATCAGGGCGTCCCCAGCCTTCTGCGTGTCAGTAGCGAACAGCCCGTAATAATTCGACCATGCGCCTGCCGCTGCCTGTGCTGCCTCGTTGGCTGCGTCCACGGCGGCCTGCGCCTGCTTGTCGATTTGGGTGTAGTAGGTGTCCGCGTTGGTGGCCAGCCCCATCATGGTCGCGAACATGGCTTGGCCGGCCGTGGTCGTGACATCAATGTCTTCAACCATTTTCCGGTAGGCGGAGCGAGTGTCCGGCAGTTTCAGACCGAATCCGGCCAACGCTCCCTGCAGGCTTTTGGTCAGATCCGCGAATTGCTCGTCCGCGCTGAAAAACGCCTGGTAATAGGTCCCCACGCTCTTGTTGAGCGCATCGACCTTTTCCTTCGCAGTTGCGGTGGTGGTGTCCAGGTCGGCGATCGCGCCGATCATGTTCAGGATCGAGTCGGAGGCTATCAGCCCGGTGTTGTCCAGCTTCAGGTTGGCCACGTTGATGAGCGAAAGCGCATCGTTCACGCCATTGAAGCGCGTGAACACACCCTCAATTGCCTTGATCACCTGGTCAGCCGTGGTGTTCCAGTCATTGGAGAATGCCGTGAACTGAGACTTGAAGTACTCCGGCAGCGATTTAGAACTCACGATCGCCTTCGCGAGGAAGGTGCCCATGATGTCGTCATAGTCGGCAGTCAGCGCCGCCGCGATGTCGTCGGCCTTGAACTGCTGCTTGCCGGTGATTACCGATCCGTCATCAAGCTGAGCGCCGAACGTGCTCGAGTATTTCCCCGATGTTTTGCGCTGCTGCAGCGTGCTATAGGCGACGACAGGCGCACCATTGCCGAGTGCTGTGTACAAGTTACCGAGCGTAGAACTGAACTTGTTCAGCGTGGACGACATGGCGTTATCAGCCGCAGCGCCGTACTTGGGGGCTTTGCGCTGCCAGGACTGGGCGATGCCTGTATCCACGTACTGACCGCCGACATACCGCCCAGTAGCCGATGTGCTCAGATCTGGGTACTTCTCCCCGCTCCCGAACAGCGAACTGGAAGCGATCGAACCAATTACTGCGCCGATTGCGGCACCCAGTGCAGTGCCGATAATTGGCACTACGGAACCGATGGCAGCGCCAGCGGCGGCAAAACCTGCCGTGGTAGCGGCGCCTTTGGCCCCATAGGCTTGATACGACTGAATGACCGCGTACACCGCGCCCACGTAGCTCAACGTGGCGCTCAAGGCGCTGAGGCTCGATGAAGCGGCCGACGCCGAGGCGGATGAAGCGGCGCCGCTGAAAGAACCCTGAGCCACGCCGGTGCTGAACTGCGCGCCATAACTCGCGTATGAGTTAGCCAAGGTGGATGTCAGACTTTCAGCGGTTGTGGAGGCTACGGCGCTTGCCGTTGCCGAGCCTGCAGTGAAACCGCTGGCGATCGCGTCTTTGACGTAGGAAGCACCATTACCGAACGCGCCTTGGATGCCGCCGACAATGCCCTCCCCTGCATTCCAGCCAGCCATGATGGACTGCCCGAAATTGCTGCTGGCGACCGAAAACACGTTTTTCGCGGTGCCGAGCCAGGACGTCAGCCCACCCCCACCGCCGCCGGTCAAGTCTCCAAACAGGCCCGAGGACTGAGCTTGGGCGCCGCCCACACCCAGCGCGCTGGCAAACTGCACCAGGATTGGCTTAGTGATCGCCATGTGAAGCATTTCCGCGAGGAACTGCCGGAAGCTATCCTTGAGCGTGTCCATGAAGTTGCCGGACTTGCTCAGCACAGACTTCCACATGTCCGCAAAAGCGTCGTCAATTCGGTCGATTGC